TTTGAATCTTTAGGTATACTTCCTGATCGAGTGCGCATGTCTATCTCCTGTATGGTTTACATATGGAGCAAGATACTCCATATGGACATTGTACCATATGGAGTAGAAAGCGGTCAAAAGTCTTTAATTAAAGGGTGCGAGCAAGCGAGCCGCCGCGCGAGCGCTGCGCACTCCATATGGATTAAGCTCATTTGGGTATATCCCTAAGGGGATAACCCAATGGCTAATCCGGAGCGCACCCCTTTAGACCGAGTTTGGTAAACGAGAGTTGACCCTTGAGTATGGTAGTCTAGAAATATGCCAACTCGAATCAGTGCTGAAACCGCCGCGCGCGTTGCTGCAGTATGGGAAACCTTGCTTGAGCGCATTGCAGCCGGCGAGTGCTACACCACGTTCCTGCCTGAGTATGGTTTGAACTATGAAGCGATGCGCGGTTATCGCGATCAATCACCGGAGCGGCGAGTTGAATGGCAGAACGCGCGTAAAGATAGCGCGGACTATTTCATTGAGCAAATCGTGGACATGATTCATACTCCCGACATAGACCCGCACTATGCGCGCGTGCGACTTGATGCGTGCATTAAACTCACGGAAAAACTCAATCCAGATCAGTACGCGCCGCGCACGCGCGCTGATGTTAATGTGCGCAGCGTGGACTTGACTGCGATCATCAACGCGGCACAGGCGCGCGTTGCTGGTTACGCTGCGCGGTCCCTGCCCGGCACGTGCGAGCGCGTCATTGATGATGAAGTGCTGCGTGCTGCGCTCCCTGCCTTGAGTGAGTTGCTGTGAGCGCTCACTACGGGCCCGCAGTTAGTGCTCACTCACATGCCAGCGCGCGACGGGGGGAGCACCGGGCGGTATACCCCCAAATTCAAGGGCTTTGGGTATTTTTCGGCTCTAGCTCCGACAGGTTGCACAGAAATCCGCGAAATAAAATTATTAAATAATTATTTGGAGAATTAAATGTGGCAGCTTCAGTTGGTTGAAATCGCCCTTCTCGGCGTAGTTGCGTACGCTTGCGTCAAAGTAAGCACGCAGCTTGCGCGCCATTCGGGCGATGTTGAAGATCGGCTTATGAAACTCATTGAACACACCAAGCCGGATGAATAAGCACTTCTGGCAAGAACTGCTCGGTCGCACGCTCGCTACCGTGCTCGGCGGCAGCGCGCTCATTATCGTCTGGAAGTACATCGGTCACTGTTAGGAGTTTAAATGCTTGGCTCGCCCGCTCAAGAAGCAGAAATAATAACGCAGGTGCTCGCGTACAAGGACTACCCGGCGGAGTTTGTTCACTACGCCTATCCGTGGGGGCGCGCCGGCACGCCGTTCGCGGACTTCACGGGGCCGCGTGATTGGCAGCTTGAAGAATTGGAAGCCATTGGACAACACGTGCGCAAGCAGAAGTTCGCTTACGACAATTCCTTGCCGATGGACATTTGGCGCTCCACGATAGCTTCAGGCCGCGGGCCAGGGAAGTCGGCGCTGTTTGGTATGCTCGCGCACTGGCACATGTCTACGCGCATCGGCGCGCCCACGATTGTCACTGCCAACACCGAAACGCAGATGCGCACCAAGACATTCCCGGAATTTGGCGTATGGTTCGGCTGTGCCATCAACGCGCACTGGTTCTCGATTGAGACACTGCGTATCTCACCCGCGGATTGGATTCGTGATTTAGTGAAGCGCGTGCCGGAACAGGGCGGACTTGGCATCGACCCAAAGTATTGGTACTGCGCAGGGCAAACATGGTCGGAAGAAAACCCTGACGCGTTCGCGGGCGCGCACAATCCTTATGGCATGATGGTGCTGTTCGACGAAGCGAGCGGCATCCACTCGAAGGTGTGGGACGTGACTGAAGGCTTTTTCACTGAGATAAACCCGTACCGTTTCTTCTTGGCTGCTTCGCAGATGCGGCAGCGGAAAGGCCGTTTCTATGACTTGTTCAACGACCCCATTATCGGCGCCGGTTGGCGCACGCGCGTTCTCTCGACGCGCGGTATGCCGGGCATTGACCAGAATATCATCAAATCGCAGATTGCTCGCTACGGTGAGGATTCTGATTTCGTGCGCGTTGAAATCGACGGCCTCGCGCCACGCACATCGGAAGATCAGTTTATCCCGCACGATGCCGTACATGCTGCGCAAACGAACGCGCTCTACCCGGACTTCGGCGAGGCACTGGTATTGGGCGTCGACCCCGCTCCGCGCGGCAAGACGGCGTGGCGCTTCCGGCAGGGGCGGAACGCGCGCGACTGCTGCGGCCCGAATACGCGCGGTGCTTGGTTCAATCTGGACAATGTGCAGATCGCGGAAGCTGTGATTCGGTTGGATAACAAGTACGCGCCGGATTACGTGTGCATCGACTTCGGCATGGGCACTGGCGTCATCGACATTCTGCGGCGTCGGCGTACCAACGGTCGTTTGCTCGAGGTTAAGTTTGGCAACGCGCCGGCAGACAAGCAAGGCGAGTTCGGTTCACACGCCGCCGAGTTGTGGGGCCGCATGAAGAACTGGCTGCCTGGCGGCATGATTGAGAAAGACAGCGGCGAGAAGGGTTCGCTGTCCGAGCAGTTGACGAACCGCGGCTGGCGCTGGTCTGGCAAAGAGGATGGCAAGAAGGTAATGGAATCGAAAGAGGATTTAGCGAAGCGCGGCGTGGCGTCGCCGGATGATGCAGACGCTCTTGCCTGCACGATGGAAGTGGCGAATGCTCCACGAAAAGATAAACTTACAAGCGGTAAGTCTGTTATCGCGCCCGGCACGGATTCGTGGCTCGGTGAGTGAACATGTTATACTTAGTGTAAGGAGAAAAATATGAGTTTGTTAGGTCAACAAGGCAAACGCCCACCAACTGAAAATGCTGCTTTTGGTGTTAAGGGCATACAAAAGTCATTTCCGGGTAACGTTCCCATTTCAGCATACGGCGGAATAAAGCTGCCGAAAAAGAGTACAACTATGGGCGGCGTTGTGTCAACGACGGACGAAACAACCGACACGCCGGCGGCATCACCAACGCTGCAATCCGGGCCGGGAGCAGCGCAATTAAGCGCTGCAAATTCTGCGCAACAAGATGAACGTCCGTGGACAAACATAAAACGGCGTGCTGCAAAGGAACTACTCGGTGCCTGAACCGTTTATACTTTCAACGGGTAACCGCAAAGAGCGCACAAGCGAACAAGTAGGTAAGCGTTTGCAGAGATTGGTGGAAATTTCCCCGCAAATGGAAATGACAGAAGGCGTCCAGCCGTTGAATCCGGGGCACTTTCATTTGCAGCATCTTCGCAAACGTGAGCATGCAAAAGAACGCAGCGTTCCAAAAAAGTTAGGAGAAAATTAAAATGGGGCACGTGTTTAAAGCAATCCTAAGTCCAGTTACAAATCTTTTCAAGGGGCCAGATACTCCGCAGTCCGCGCAGCTACCAAGTTATCAAACCGCTGGTGGTGATACGGTTCGGAACATGTCGCAAGATGTAGCCACGCGCGATCAGCAAATGCAACAGCGCGCGGCTGCGGCAGGTGCGGAGCGTACCGACAACCAAGCCGACTTGCTCGGCAACGTGCGGCCTGTGAAAAAACGCGCGGCTGCGACACAGCTTTTAGGTTAAAATGTCAGAGTTAACACAATATCACATCCAGAAGCTAGGCACGCTTCGGTCACGGCGCGGGAATTGGGAACAGCAGTGGGAAGAAGCTGCGGCCTACATCATTCCTGCGCACCGTAATTCGTTTCTAGGCCGCGGGAATGATTCAGCCTTTGGCGGCGGCGGGCAGAAGAAAACAGAATTGCAGTACGACTCGGCAGCGACAATCGCTGCGTACCGTTTCACCAGCGTCATTGAATCACTCACTGTACCGCAATCGGGGATTTGGCACCGTCTGGTGCCGGCCGACAAGATGTTGAAAAGGAACCGCAGCGCGCGGCTGTTCTTTGACGACCTGAACGATCTTATGTTCAGCTACAGGTATCGCCCGATTGCGAATTTTGTCAGCAACAGCCAGCAATGTTTTCTCGGCCTCGGCGTTTATGGCAACGGCATTATCTACATAGACCAGCCGGAAATGAAGCCCGGTCTGCGCTACCGCAGTATACATCTAGGCGAAGCGTACTTTGTCGAGAACCATGCGGGTATTGTGGACACACTCTACCGTCCGTTCTGGCTCTCCGCTTCGCAGTGTGTTAAAAAATTCGGGGCGGCTA